TCTGCATGACTTGTACGAGGAGGCTTTGGTCGTAAGCATCATTGGCCCTGAAGATCGTCCTGATCAATGGACGGCTGTGCTGATGACCCGTAACGGTGCGGAGTTTATCTCTTCGAGCCGCGAATACCGCAACAGATATGATTGGGTTCCTGCAAGCTGGACCTATGACGGCTTCAACAAGACTTGGTTGCAGCCTGGCGATGAGATTCACGAAAGTGCCGAGATTAAGCAGGATGACCTGCCTGTACCCGAACAAGAAGAACGGTACATGTCTTGGCGGGCGCGCGTGTTTCGCCAGTTCCCTAACATTCGGGACCAAGAAAACTGTAAGCACGTCTTGAGCGCCGCATGGCAGGCTCGTAATCTTGAGGCTCCTGCAAAATAGTAGAGGTCGGCGATGGCTGGCCCAGCCTCTCAAAAAACAGCACCGTCAATACGGATCCCGCCGGGTGAAGCTCAAAAGTATTACGCGGCGGATTCTCTTGCGTTCAAGGTCCAGAACTTGGAGCGTACCCCTGAAGGTACGCTCCGGTCTGTCGTCGGGCCTACACCTTACGAACCTGACCGTGGTATTAAGGAAGAGCCCGCTACAGGCGTAACGCGGACCTTGGGGACGTCTAATCCTCACGGTATCTTTCATGCTTCCTTAAAAGCAGGCATGGTAGACACTCTTGTCATCCGCGCGGGCTCGAAGCTGTACAGACACTGTGGCTGGTATCGTGGGTGGGAAGAGATCGATTCAGGACTCTCTGATGAAACCCGACCAGGCTACCCAGACCAGTTTGTAACCTTAAATGATTTAATCATTTGGACAAATGGCATTGACCAGGCGCGCATTATTGACACCGACGGGTCGTCAACAATCATGGGGTTTGCAGAAAAACCATCACGACCTACGGCTCGTGGCCCGATGTCGCAAAACCAAGACGCCAATACTTACGCAAACTACTATGGCTACAGTTGGGTAGGTAAGATCGGAACCGTCGGGGACCTACTCAGCGGTCAAACGTCTGCTGTGTTAGAGGGCAGTTGGTACTACTACGTGTTGTATGAAGACTTCTTTGGCAACTTGTCAGCGATGTCTGCCCCCAGTACACCGGTGACTACGGCGACGATTCAATCGGATCCCTACAATGCGTCACTGGGACTTAACGCTTCAATCGGCGAGGACAGTTCCGGAAATGTAACCAACCCATATGCTGGGTCGGTGGCTCCGCAATCCGGCGCAGAACTTGATGATCTGACTCGGCAGTTTTTAGTCGAGCTGTCTTCTGCACCAGACAACACTGCAGCTATGCGCGTCTACCGGACACAGGACACAAAGAACAAAGGCGAGACGCCGAGGTTTCTGGTTCGTATTCCGAACAATCGAGAGACTTCATTTCCAGATAACTTGAGCGATCAAGAGCTTGGTGGCCCGATGCCACAGACAACGCAAGTCCCTGTCTTCAGGACGATGTGTACGCATCAAGGACGTCTTGTCATTGCAAACACACTCGAAGATCCGGGTATAGTCAGACGATCTATGCTGGGCTTGCCTGGCACGTTTGAGACCGACGAGTTTACTTACCCAGACAGCGGAGGCGCTGAAGTCACAGCGCTCGCCTCGCACCAGGGTTACTTGCTCGCG